CTACAGCTTGGTGCGAGCGATTCAAGCATCAGATGCAAAAGATTGGAGCAAGGCCGGATTTGAACTCGAAGTTTCTAAGGAACTGGCAAAGAAGCAAAGCCGACAACCAAAAGGCTTCTTTGTTCCTGACTTTGGCTGGCAGACCAGAACGGTTTCCACCGCAGCAGGCGCAACTTTTGGCGCAGGAAGCAACATTGTGCCGGAAGACTACCGAGGTGACCGCTTTATCGACGCCTTGATTTCAACCAGTATTTTGGGGCAAGTAGGCGCAACCATTTTGAACGGACTGCAAGGAAATGTTGCGATTCCCAAGATTTCCACCAGCACCGCAGCGGCTTTCATTGCGGAAGGCGGTTCAGTTGGAAACAGTGAGCCAGACTTTGCTCAAGTCACCATGAGCCCAAAGCTTCTGGCAAACAAAGTAGCCGTCACTCGCGAATTAATGATTCAGTCTGACCCAAGCGTAGAGCAGTTGATTCGCAATAACATGGTTCGAATCTTCGCAGCCAAAATTGACAACGTTGCTCTCAAAGGTGGCGGATCAAACGAGCCAACCGGAATTCTAGGCACTGCTGGAATCGGTGACGTTTCCTCTGGCGGAACCTCTGGCAACGCCAATCTGACTTACGGCAATGTCGTTGATATTATGACCGAGGTTTCACAAGACAACGCTCTGCTTGGCAACCTGCGATGGGTAACACATCCGGCAGTAGTTGGGAAACTCATGCAAACGCTTGTGGCTTCCAGCACTGACTCGCGGATGGTCATGCCAACACCGGACTCCATGCTTGGTTATCCGGTTGTTCAGACCACGCAAGCACCAAGTTCCTCGCCTTACTCGCTGATCTTTGGGAACTTTGCTGACCTTTACGTGGGCTTCTTCTCAGCGCTCGACGTTCTCGTAGATCCGTATGGCAGTGCAGGAACAGCAACGACCAATCTTTATTTCTATCAAGATTGCGATATTGCCGTTGCTCACGCTGAATCCTTCGCGGCAGCGCAGGATGTGACCGTTGCCTAAGTGTATCAACTAGACGAGTTACAAGGCTGGGGTGCTGCTCGACCTTGTATCTTACTTTGTGGTGGACCGTCTGCGCCTTCCGATTTAGCGAAAGCCAAGGCGCAGATAGGTTCCAAAGCTTACGACTTAGCCGGAGTTAATAATCACGGCTTACTTTTTCTTGGGGAACTTGCCTGGTGTTACGCGCATGACGTGAGGATGGTCAAACACCTTCAAGAGTACGAAACGCCAGCAATTGTGCACCATGAACCAAAGAATTTAAGAGACAAAGATATTCACGGTGGGATTGTCCCATTTATCAGACTCAGTGGACCAGAAGCTCTTTGGACCGCAGACTTTTTTGACTACTCAGAAATTCATGTCTGTGGCGTCGATTTCTACACCGGACCAAGGCGCTACTGGCATCAGTGGGATTTAGATAAAAAGCCAACAAGAGTTCAGGAAGATCAACAAGGCAAGTGGATTGAGGCAAGAGATTTAATGCAGAATCCAGCAAGAGTGATTGTTTATAACGAACGGCTTCAAAGGATATTCCAATGAAGATTCAAATCATCAGAGGCACGGTGGCAAACGGTGGACCTGTCAGAGTGGGCCAAGTGATTAGCGTTGACCCAAAAGAAGCACAGCAACTGGTTTCTATGGGCAAAGCGGTTGTCTACGAAAACAGAGCAAAAGGACTAGACAAATCAGAGGCACCACCTGTGACCACTCGAACGACTAAAACCGCACGGAAGCCTAAGAAATGAGTGTTGAAACCGCAGCGGACAGAAGCGCATTGCTAAACGACTACGGAACGACTGTGACGAAGGCGGACACTTCAACCTTCACTGGCATTTTTGACAACGACTTTCTTGCAGTCGATTTGGACCAGTCAGAAGTGGAAAGCACAGAGCCAACCTTGCTGGCAAGAACTGCTGATGTTAGCGGCTTGGCTCATGGCGATTCGCTCACAATCAGCTCAACAAGTTACACGGTTCGAGGGATTCAACCGGATGGAACCGGAATGACGCAAATCATGTTGGGTGTGTAATGGCGCATAAGCGAGCGCAAATCAAATCCAGAGTGGCAACGGTTCTAACCGGACTTGCAACCACTGGCTCGAATGTTTTTCTTTCGCGCACTTATCCAATCGCAACCAGTGATTTACCTGGTCTGCTGATTTACGCAAATTCTGAAAGCGTTGAACGCTTAGAGATTGGCATTCAGAACAGGCAACAACGAAACCTCGACCTAGTAATTGAAGCAGTAGCCAAAGGCAACACCGCAGAAAGCACTTTGGACACAATCACGGTTGAAGTCGAGGAAGCCATGGCGAACGACCAGACACTCAATGGGCTGGCAATAGATTCACGAATCACCGATACGCAGATCCGGCAAGCATCTGCTGAAAGTGAGTTTTTCATAGCCACGCTACGGTATGAGATTCTTTACCGTACTACTGAAAACGACGTCGAATAAAAGGAGACGCAAATGGCAATTCCAGATCGTTATTTACGGTTAAGAAGTTCTCAACCGTATATTACAACTGAATCAACTGCTGGCTCTTATGTCGCAGTTTCCGCTTCTGATGGCTTCACCACAACCGAGCCTCTGGCACTAAGTCAGACGTTCAACACGTCAGATATTAGCGAAGTCGGCACAAGACTTCTTCAGAACAGAAGCTTTGTGAATTATGCCGAGCGAGCAACCTTTGACATTCCTTTTCTTGTCAAACCTTCTGGTTCAGCCGGAACCGTCCCAGCCGAAGACACTTTGCTGCAAAAGGTGTTTGGGACACTGACCACTTCTGCTGGAGTATCAAACACTTACAGCTTCAGCCGAGTCAGCGACACCTTCCAAGTGGCGCAGTTGGTTGATACCTACAAACTCTATGTGAGCAACGGGACCGTTGTTGAAGGCTTCAGCGTAGACATTACGCGAGACGGTGTTTTCACCATGTCCGCCAATTGCCGAGCAAGCCGAATCCGCTACTCTGGACCAGTGAACGCCACAGGCACAGACGTTTCTGTTACTGATTCCTCGCCTGCCACCGTTACGCTTGACCCTGCAACAAACGCAGTAGCTGCCGATTATTTTTTCGCTGGGCAACTGGTTGACGTTTACGACTCCAGCGACACGCAAGTAAACACTGGTGGTGCTGCAACCATCAGTTCACCTTCGACAACAGCCGCAACGGTTGGAGTGCAAGCCGCTTCTGGTGATTCTTTCACAGTAAGTTCGACGGATTATTTAGTGCCTCACTTGCCAGCCGCAACTCTCAGCACTTATGAGCCAATCGCGACTTCAGCCGCGCAAGTCTACTTGGCAGCACAAAACACCGCAGCCGGAAGCTTGATTGCTTCAGCTAACGAGTTCTTGGCAACTGGCTTCTCAATGAGTGTTTCTAAGAATCTTGGCGACCCAGGCTTGGCAGAAATGACCGGAGACAAGTACCCAGCCGCTGCATATGTCAGCAACGATATTACCGTGACAGGTTCTTTTGATTTCGTGATGAGGCCAGCACAAGCCTACCGATTTGAGCAGTTCGCAAGGCTGGAGCAAATCGCAATTGGTGTGCAGGTTGGCGACACCGCTGGAAGCATTGTTCAAATTATCATTCCTTCCGCTCGCGTTTCGATTAGCGGAACAGAGCAGGACGGAGCCGCAGCCGCTTCTGTTGACTTTGCTCTCACGCAAGGCTCCTCTGCGACTGACGCAGCCGCTTTCTCACTCATCTATAAGTAATAATTCATGCCTTCAATTTTTGATGTCCAGCGAGCAAACGAAGTAACTATCGACTTCAATGACAGCGAACTGGACCTTGAAGCAACCTTCAATTGTGTTCTGCCTCACCAAAAGCTTTTGACTGAGGCACTCAACGCAGCGACCAAGACGCAAAAAGGCAAGCAAACGATTGATTCTCTTATGTTTGCTCGAAAGCTTTTTGTGCCTTGTGTGCAGTCCTGGTCATTCGACGAAGATTGTAGTGTTGAGAACAAAAGCCTGTTTGTTGGAGAAGACGCAGCACTCAATAAAATGGCAACGCATGTCAGTTTGAAGCTGATGCGTTTAGCTCAGGCGAAAGTCGATGACGAAGAGGGAAATTAAAAAGTTACCTAGATTTAGTTCTTGAAAGAGCGATTTATCTAGGTGACTCAGCCGAACACGGCATTCAGGAAGGCGACAGATACCAAGCGGTTTGGTGCTGTAAGTCTGCTGACAATGTCTGGCAGGAAGACGAAGAGCCACCTTGCTCAGTTTGTCCAAACAATCTGACGCTGACCGAGCGAAACCTGGCAGCGGTTCAAGCCTTTCGAGACTTGGACACCACCGGACGAGATTTGGGTTTTGACATTGGTTTTCTGCGAGAAGAAGCCATTGATTGCTACTTGAGAAGAGCAGAAATCAATACGGTTGAAGTCTACACGGCACTGGTGACGATTGACCGAGAAGTCACTAGCCACAGAAAGCAAGAGAACGAGCGCAAACGAGACTTGCAGAAGAAGAAGTCTTCAACCGCTCGACCTACCCCAAGACCACGAAGAAAGCGATAAATGGCAAACGCTGCATCCACGATTGAGATAGAACTAGAGATTCGTGACGCCATTAATCGTTTGGGCAAGCTTGAAGGCGAACTGAAAAAATCGTCTTCTGCAATGGACCGAGTGGCTAACTCAACCAGAAAAATGGAATCGGCTTTCAAGTCTGCGAAGAATGCCGCTTCTGCTCTGTTTGCTGCGATCAGTGTTCAGCAAATCGCACAAGCCGCTGACACTTTTACAAATTTCGCCAATCAGATTCGCATTGCAACGAACTCAGCCGCTGAAGCCGCAGCGGTTCAGAAAGAGTTGTACCGAGTCTCACAGACTACCGGAACCGCAATTGAGGACACCGCAAAACTTTATTCTCGCCTTAGAATTGCCGCTGACCAGTTAGGTTCATCCCAAGCTGAAACCATCCGTATTACTGAAATTGTCGCCAAGGCATTAGCCGCAGCCGGAACGAGCAGCACGGAAGCTTCTGGGGCATTGCTGCAACTCGCGCAAGCCTTGAATTCGCCAAAGGTTCAGGCGGAAGAGTTCAATTCGTTAATTGACGGAATGCCCAATCTGCTCAAGGAAGTTGAAAAGCAACTTGGACTTACGGCTGGAAGTCTGAAGAAGTTTGTGACCGATGGCAACCTAACGAATCAGCTATTTAAAGACGCAATCCTTGGGTCTGCTGAAGCCATTAACGAACAGTTTGGCGCAGCACAAGACACGATTGCGACTTCGCTGACTCGAATCAGCAACAGTTTCACGTTACTCATTGGCAAGGTGGAAGAATCAACCGGAATTTTCAGCGGAACCGCAAAGGTTATGACAGACCTAGCTGGTGAATTCGACAAGTCTGACGGGATCGTTCGAGACTTTGCTGAAGGTATCAAAATTCTTGGAATTGCTTTTGACAAGCTCAAGCAGCTTGCGATCAATCTGACCAAGCCATTGCGAGACGCATTCAGCAGTTTCA